ACCTAAAAAAGCGAAAAGTCACTCATGACGAAGAAGCAGAAGAAATAATCACATACCCATTTGAACCAATTGAGTTGCGTATGAATGTACAGGCTGCAAGTGGTACGATAAATGCCCAAATCTATGGCAGCAAGCTCGAAACAATGAAAGCATGTAAATACCAAGGTTTTGTGATTAACGAGGCACATAACGAACTAGATGGCGTTTGCGTATATGTTGGCAAAGATGAAGAGCCAGATTTCACAATCAAATCTATCCAGACATTTTCGACACACAAGAACATTATGCTAGAAAGGAATGATAATCGTGGGAGTTGAAATCAAAGGCCTTGAAAGTTTACGGCGAAAAGTCAAAGCGATACCGCAAATCTTGGATGATGCGATGTGGGATGCGACTTTTGAAATCACCGAGTTGATTAAGCAAGCCGCAGAACTGCGATTGTCATCTAGCATGAAATATTCTAGTGGTGAATTGTTGGGTAGTTTGAAAAACGAAGTCGTGATTAATGCACAGAACCAAATTGTTGGACGTGTCTGGTCCGACAAGCAAGAAGCACTATTTCGCGAAGTTGGTACAGGTCCTGTCGGTGAAGCTAGTCCTAAAGATTTGCCAGAAGGATTTACACCAGTCTATTCGCAAACAGCATGGTTTATCCCAGCGAAAGATGTTGCGGTGGATTTAGAAGCTATATACGGTATTCCTCGTGTGACTGTTCAAGGTACAGACTTCTACATTACCATAGGACAGCCAGCACGACCGTTCTTGTATCCTTCTTTAGTAGATTTGATCGGTGAAGCGCCAGAAATCTACAAAGAACATGTACAACGCAAGTTAAGGGAGTTGAAGTGATGGAACGTGTGAAGATGAAGACAGTCACCGTTGAAGTATTACAAGCTGTCACTGACATCAAAAAGATTGCGACGGACTATCCTTCAAGTTGGAATACATTCCCATTAGCAATTTATCGGACAGCCAATAAACCACATCAGATCGATTCGTTGGGTAATGAGTTACAAACAGATTGGACAATCACAGTTGAATTGTACGGAGACAAAAGCCAGACCAGTATTGCTGAAAGTGTTTTAAGCACATTCGGTAGTATTGGTTTTTCTGGTACCGCTAAAGATGCTAACACGGCTGATCTAAAGCGGATCATCGTTGAAGTAACAGCTGTAGTTGATAATGTTACAAAATATGTATACAAAAAATAGGAGGAATTACACATGGATTTTGCAGGACTATTATCAAAAGGAACTGTCTTAACATATAAAGATGGTTCAACGACAAAAACTGTTGCAGCAGTTAAATCTATCCCGGCTTTGGGTAGTGACCCAGAGAAAGTAGACGTTACACACTTGGGATCAGAAAAGAAAGCTTATATCAAAGGTATCGAAGATACTGACAACTTAGAATTTGCGATCGTATATCAAGGAGATAACTTCCGTGATATTCACGCCTTGGTTGAATCAAAAAAATCGGTCGATTGGACAATCACATATCCAGATGGATTAAAATCAGAGTTTACTGGAGAACCATATTACAAATTTGATGGCGCAGAAGTCAATCAAGCCATTGGATTTAACTTAGGTGTGGTTGTTAGTGAAGGGCCGACTATGACACCTGCGCCGGCAAAGTAATCAACCCCGAGTCGGTTACTTTGTCACCGAAGACATCTACCGCAGTTGCGGGGACTGCATCAAATCGTCAATTGACAGCAACTGTATCACCTAGTGATGCTACTGATAAAACTGTTAAGTATACAATTGCACCAACTACTGCAGGTTTAGCAGTATCGAACACTGGGAATATTACCTGGACTGCAGATGTGCCGCCAGGAACCTATACAACAACAGGTACAACAAATGCCGGGAATAAAAAAGACACACACGTTTTAACATTAACAGAACCAGAGGAAGGTTAGTCGAAAGACTAGCCTTTTTATCTTAGGAGGAAAATAACTATGTCAAAAAACAATATTGCACAATTTCCACACACAACACCATTCGAACTAGGGGATCTAACTTTACAACTCCGATTGGATGGTAAAGCCGTTTTAGCAATTGAAAAACGATTAGATGAAGGCATCATGGGCTTATTCGTTAAGAAACAAGGAGAAATCAAATTACCTCCATCAAATAGTTTGCTGATCGTGTTGCAAGGTGCAAATAAAACAAGCGGTGTAACGGATAAAGTTATCACTGAAGCATTCGAACAATACCTAGATTCTGGGAAAACAACTATGGATCTATTTGGTGAAGTGAATGAATTCTTGGATGAAGCAGGTTTTTTCGGAAAGAAAGAAACGGAGAACGAACCGACAGATGGGGAATCTTTGGATCAGACGAACAGCGAAGACAGTCTTCTGTAAAAAACTTCTCTAATTTATCTGAAATGCTTGAGCACATGTATCCTCAAGCGGTTGAAGCAGGAATCCCTGCTACTGAGTACTGGGGAATGACGCTTGAAGAAATTATGATACAAGTGAAAGCAAACAAGAAAGTTAAAGAGAATGAGTTGAAGGAAAAAGCAATGTTTGACTATTCTCAGCAACGCTTAGCTGTTTTTGCTTTTAACGATCCGAAGAAGTTTCCAAAATTTGAAGACGCATATCCATTTCTCAAACAGATTGAGCAAGCAGTTGAGGAAGCCAAAACAGAAGAGGAATCAAAGCAAGACGCGATGAAGCGGGATCAAGAAATTTTCCTAGCCCAAGCACACGCAATCAACGCAACACGAGAGAGAAGAAAACTTCTAGAAGAAAGGTAGGTGAGAAAGCATGGAATTAGAAACGCTTGAGGTACTCCTCGATATTAATACTGCCAGAGTTGAGCAGTCTTTGGAACGAGTGCTGCCACAAATTGAAAGTGCTATGAGTCGAATCCAACAAATGTCCGGTAACTCTATGGATCGTACTGAGAAGAATATGGATATTGAAAAAGGTGCTAGCAATTTCACAAAACAACTAGAAAAAATGAATCAAGCACTCGAGAAGACGTTATCAAACTTCGAACGATCGACAAAGCAATCATCTGAAGCTGCTGGTGACAATTTTTCTTCTGGTATTCGCAAAGCTCGTCCGAAAGTAACCAAAGAAATTGATGCGATGATCAATGAAATCAACGCTAAAATGGGCCAAGCGAAAGCAGCGCAAGAAAAGGTTGCTTATCTGAAATCGCAAAGACAAACGGCATCGAGTCAAGGGGATACAGGCAAAGTCGTTAAATATGATGAACAGATCGCCCGAGCGCAAGCGCAAATGACGAAGTTCAAAGATCAAGCAGCTGGATTGGGTAATACCATCAAACGGGAACTTGATGCAGTTCCTTCTTCACTGGACAACATTACAAAAGGTATGAGTCAAAACGAGTCTCAAATCGAAGCGATGAGAAAACGAATTCGAACATTAAAGGCAGAATATAACGATCAACGTGTGCCAACTGGCAGCTTTACATCTGGATTCAAGAACTATGAGGATACTCCTCAATCACTGAAAACGTCTGGTGAGATTCAAAAACAATCAATCAAGATGAATAAATTAATCAGTGATAATGATCGTCTACAGAAGGAGTATTCCCAAACAGAAGATCGAGCAGAAACATTGAGAAAGGCTCTACAACGAGTTAACTCTGCATTGGGCCAATCCTCCATTCAAACTGGTAATGCTTCTAACGGTGCAAGTATGACAGGCTCAGGGTTGAAGCAATCTGAGCGAGCTGTTTCTAAATATGGCGGAGTATTCAACCGTATGTCCAATGCAGTTTCACACGGATTTGGGAGCGTCGGAAATGGCTTGAGGAACTCTCTTGGATTTATTGGAAAGTTCGGAAGTCTATTTTCTAGTAATTCCAACAAAGTTACAGCTGGAACAAATCGAATGACAGGAAGCACGAACGCTTTTGGCCAGTCGATGAAATATCTATTACCTTCATTGGTCGTTTATCAGCTGTTAGGTGGCGCAATTACTAAACTGGCTAGCGGTATGATGTCAGCATTGAAAACGAACGATCAATTCAGTGCTTCGTTGAATCAGATTAAAGTCAACCTGATGACGGCATTTTATCCAATATATACGGCAATCTTACCAGCATTGAATGCGTTAATGAGTACGGTGGCACAGCTCACAGGGCAGCTAGCTTCCTTTATTGCAATGCTATTCGGGACAACATATGATGCAGCAAAACAAGGCGCTAGTGGATTGTATGACAATATCCAAGCGCTAAACGATACTGGTTCTTCCGCAAATAAAGCCAATGAAAAAGTGAAGAAACTACAAAAGTCTCTCATGGGATTTGACCAAATCAACAAGCTAACGATGGATACAGATGATGAAAAGAAAGAAGATTCTGCTCCTGGTATTGATTTTGGAGCTGCAACTGGTACCTATTCTACGCCTAAATGGATGAAAGACATCCAAAACTTGTTGAAGGATTTCTTCAAGCCTTTCCAAGATGCATGGAAAAATCAAGGACAACGAGTGATCGATGCTTGGAAATATGCATTAAGTGAAGTAATAGGTTTGGCTTCTGCTATCGGCAGGTCATTTATGGAAGTTTGGACCAATGGTACAGGACGGCTTTTCATAGAAAATATATTAATCCTGCTTGCAGATATACTCGGAATAATTGGTGATATCGCTAGTGCTTTCAGACGAGCTTGGGAAGACAACGGACGAGGAACACGCCTGATTCAATCGTATTTTGATTTGTGGAATTCGATTCTGGGCTTATTGCATGAAGTAGCGAATTCATTTAGAAATGCATGGAATGACAACGGACTAGGCGAATCAATTTTGGGAAATCTGTTAGAAATCGTTACAAAATTAAATAATGCAGTATCAAATATAGCTAACCAATTCTCAGAGGCATGGAAAGCTGGCAGTGTTGGTGAATCTATCTTTTCAACTATTCTTGAAATTGTTGATGGCTTATTAGAAAAAATAAGTGTAATGGCTGGAGCTACCGAAGAGTGGGGTAAGAAGCTTAACTTTACTCCTTTATTGTCGTCTATTGAGGGTTTATTGAAATCTATTCAGCCGCTAGCGGAAAATATAGGAGCTGGACTAGCTTGGTTTTATGAGAATGTTTTACTGCCGTTAGCAAAATTTACTATAGAAAATGTCATACCGGCATTTTTAGATTTACTTAGTGGTGCTCTAAATTTACTAAACGGAATTATCGAGGGGTTAAAGCCTGCTTTTAAATGGTTGTGGGATAACTTCTTAAAACCTATAGCAACATGGACTGGCGGAGTAGTTGTTGAATTCATAGAATCTTTAGCCGACGTATTATCTGATATAGGGGATTGGATAACCAAGCACTCTGAAGGTTTTTCTAACTTTGTAATTGTTTTCGGAACATTTGTGGCGACCTTAAAATTATTAAGTATCTTATCTACAGTCGTCGGAGTATTGAGTTCAATATTCGGTTTCCTCAGTTCAATAGGTGGACTTGCTGGAATTCTATCGGCTGTGGGCAGTGCAATTGGTGGAGTAGTAGCAGTTTTAGGTGGGCCAATAACCATTGCGATTGCTGCAACTGTAGCTGCAGGTGTGTTACTTTGGAAAAATTGGGATACGATTAAAGAAGCAGCAGGGAAACTTGGTAAATGGATTGGAGAAAAATGGGATGGCATTAAAACGGCCACTTCAGAAGCTTGGGGAAAAGTTACTAAGTGGACTAGCGAAAAATGGAATGATGCGAAAAAAACAGTCTCTGATAAAGCCTCTGATATTTGGAAATCTGTAAGTAACAGATGGTCAGATGTTAAGAAAAACACCAAGGACACTTGGGATAACTTTTCTACTACTATTTCGTCTAAAGCCAAAACCGCTAAGGAAAATGCTTCAACAAGACTGCAAGAATTAAAAAGAAATGTCTCTGATCGATGGTCTGAGACTTGGAGCAATACGCGATCAAAATGGGATGAAATCAAAGATAAGGTTTCAAACCAGGCCGGAGCAGCTAAGAATAACGCTAGCAATGCTTTTTCAACATTAAGAACAAATATGAGCAATTCTTTAAATTCGATGAAGTCTACTGCTTCGAGTGTTTTTGAAAAGATTGGCGATTGGGCAAATGGTCTTGGAAGCAAAATCGGAAAAGGTTTAAGTAATGGTGTTAAGTCTGTAAAAGATGGTGCTGGAAAGATCTTCAATGGCATGATTAGTGTAATAGGTAAGGGTGTTAATGGCGTCATTGATGGTATCAACTGGGTTCTAAAAAAGGTGGGAGCTGGAAAAAGTACGCTATCTTCGTGGGAAGTCCCCAAATATGCAAGAGGTACTGGATATCACCCGGGTGGGCCTGCTTTAGTCAATGATGGATTAGGATCTAACTATCAAGAAGCCTATCGTACGCCAGACGGTCGCACAGGTATCTTCCCGGCACAGCGAAATTTGATGGTAAATTTGCCAAAAGGAACATCTGTGTTGAGTGGTCCAAAGACTGCTGCAATGTACGGAGTGCCGGCCTATGCTAACGGAATAGGTGACTGGTTCAAAGAAAAGTGGAATGGTGCAAAAGAAATTGCTTCAGACATTTGGTCTTATGCATCTAATCCTAAAAAGTTATTGAATGCTGCAGTTTCCAAATTTGTTAATTTAAGTAATGCTTTTGAGCCAGCATTATCAATGGCTAAAGGAGCTGTTGGAACTGTTGCTGAGGGTTCCTATGAATGGTTTAAATCAAAATTTGCTGCAGGACATGAAGCACAAAATAGTTCGT